CTCAAGGTGATCACGCGCACTTTGAACAACCATTATTGAGGTAAGTGTCTAACCTCACAGCTGCTGGCTGGGCTACTACGACACCATGTCTACTCTGAGTCAACGAATCTTAGGTTCCAAGGCAGAGCAGATATGCTATACTTGCCATAAAGATGCCTTCAACCGTCTCAACCACCCGGAAAACAATGGAGACACGTTTCACCGCCTGATGTGGGTTCGCACTCAATGTCGAAGATGCTCAGGAACCCGCTGCTGCCTTTTCTTTGGGTTACGGGAAAAAGTCCCAATGAAAGCAGTGGAAATATTCTTACCAGCTGAAATAGTTAAGGCATCTGCTGGATTTATGTGCAAGTCAAAAGCCACCCTTGATTACGGTGCTAAACCACCGAACGACTTTTTGCAAATAGCCAACCTTCAAACCCAGCATCGTGACGATCATGTTTATGCTTGGGCGCTATGCACTGTGGGCTATGCTGCAATCTGCGATGAGGTAATTTGCACTTATGATGACGGGGCCAGGTGGCCGTGTTTGCCATACACATGGTGTATGATGCGACACAACCTGCCTGTCGTCACTTGGGATGGGCGAAGATTACCAGGTTTGGCCTGGAAAATTTGGGTGGAAAAAGAGACGCCATTGCAACAAGCAAAGGAAACCTTTCTTCAAGTGAAGGACGCTTATCGCCATGCTTGGCGCGAATTAAAAGAAAGGTTTATTCCCTTCGAACACGACACGAATGATTTGCTGGCTGCACAACTTAGCACTCCAATCATTGCCGCACCAGCAACCACAAGCTCAAACGACATCATGGAATTGAGCGATTTCATCGCTGCTCCACGAGCAGGCGAGCCGATGTACGTGGCAATCGAAGGCATCGTCAATATTTCAATTGGCGACGATGACGGCCGAGGAATGGCTGCATTCATGGAGGAGCCGATGGAAGAACCAATGTTCGTTTCTGTGGCTACAACTCCAACTGCTGGCGCCGCCGCTCCCGTTGCGACGCCAACAATCGACCGTCAGGAATTGGCCGAAAAGGCCACCATTGTTGATGAGCAAATGGCGGCTCACGTTTCAGGCACTGTGTTAACGTCGAAAACCGTGTTCGTTGAGCCAGGCGCGCACGTCAAGGATAATCGCACCGTGGATCCTAGCGATGGTGTCGAATTAGGGCAGAGGACTGCCAGATCGCGATTTCCGAAGATGACAGAAAAGGAAGAGTACCTTTTCAGCGCAAACAGTAACAATCTTGTAGCGGCAGAAGCGATGCGAAACCAAAATGTTGGCACGTCTAGGTTGACCCCTGACCAGAGGAAAGCTTTTCACAACGCTGTCGCGGCTGTGAAGAAACACTTGTTCACAGCCACACGTTGTAAGATTGCTGAACAATGTATCGAACGCACCGAGGATGTGTTGCCAAAGAAACTTTCAGAAGAACAAAAGATGCAAATAAGACTTGATGCTATGAATGACGATGGCAATGGCAAACCGTTCAGCCTTTTGGTGGACGCGTTTGTCAAATCCGAAGTGACTTCGAAATGGAAGCCACGTGTGGTTGTCAACCACGGGGCTAAGAGGTTGTGGGGGATCGCCAAGGCTAGTGCTATCTTCGAGGACATTTTGTTCCACGCACTTCCTTTTGCATGCATAAAACATTGTGAAAAAGAATCCAAAATGAACCAGCTCTTCAGAAACTGCGAAGGCTTCAGGGGCATGTTTGAGAACGACATGACCGCGTTCGAGTTTGGTATTCATAAGGAATTAAAACAAGCGGAGCAAGAAATTTTGAGGGAGATTATGAAGAAGATCGATTTGACTGGAGATGGATTGGAATTTTGCGAGAGGGTGGTTGATTCGCGTGACAAGTGCTGCACTTGGAGCTTCAGATATAGAGATGAAGCAGGTGCCGAGTGCAGGACCAGTATCAAACTGCCACGTCCAGTGCGTGAATCTGGCGATCGTATAACATCTTCAGGCAATTTCTTGCAGAACTTGCTTGCATGGCTGACGCTGTTGGTGCGTCACGACAAAGTCGAAGCAGCGGTTCAAAGCTTGCTTCAAAGCAAGGGTAAGTTCTTTGATTATGTTAGCCCACGAGATGGCAAGACTTACAGAGCTTTCCTTGCGTTTGAAGGAGATGATACTTTGGGGGCGTTGAATGAGAGCATACTGTTGCACAACAATGGACAGTTGTGCGACGAGTTTTTCAGCGATCACGGGTGGTCGGCAAAGATGAAAGTCATCAATCCTGTGGGATATGACAGCATCAAATTTGTCGGCTACACCGCTTTGGTCAAAGACAACAAGCTAGTGCGCGACGGCGAGAACGTCGTGATGTTTCCGGAGATCAAGAGGATCTTGAAGGATAAAGCTTGGGCTACAACCATCATCGAGGAGAAAGCTTATTGGCCAACCGTCGCCATCTACGCGACCGTGATGATGAACGCTTTCAGGCATTTCACTCCAATGTACACCTTCTTTGAGGCAATGCGCAACGACGCCAAAGCAAAAGGCGGCAGGCTGACAGAGACGAACGCCATGCTAAGAGATTGTTACCTTCGAGAACACGGGGATTTGGGCACGGACTTGCAAGTCCTTTCTTTTTGCCCAGAGCCCGAGGCCCTCATCGACGGGGGCTCCGATTTTTATACGTTAGCCGCTGTTCACGCTGGCCCCTTCACAGAGGAGGACGCCGCTAGCATGGCAGGGCTGACAACTCTAGAGTACAACGGCCGCGATTTGGCCTGTTTTGTACCCCCTTCTTGGCTCGATTAGGCTTAACGACAAGAAGCGTTTCACCTAGTACCTACTTTTTGCTGTCGAAATGACCTTTTTTCTTTTGGAAAAACCGAGGATTACTACTTGCGCGTTAGCCTCGGCTGAGTTCAACAACTGGCAGGAGTTGGTCTCTCCTGTCAGGGAACATGGAGTGCGGACGTTGAACTTAGGAGATACAACCGGCTTTGGTGGTTTGCACGCTGTTCGTGCCACTAAAGTTACCCAGGATTATATGCCTTTCCTGGAGTGCCACGATAATGTCTAGTTGCTCCGTGGTGGTTGACCCTTATGCCTCAGTAGCCATGGTGGGGTGGTGAAGAGCCTGGGATCCTTGGCACGGATTACGGTGAGGGCGACATGTTACCTTCTTGGTTGGGTTCCGAGTTGGAGAGCTCGGGTGAAGCATGTCCGGTGCGTACATTGAGCAGCGAAGCTTGGATTGCATTTTGCCCCAAGTGGATGTTCCGTTCAGGTATCCCGCCTGGGTGGATAAAGGGTATTGATCCCATGTACGTGTGACCGCATCACATGTTGGTGCGGCACTGGGTCGGAGGGTGATGGCTTGAGCACTCGTCCGGCCTTACCGCAAATGGTTACACAACAAAAACCATGTATGG